AAATTGACGGAATCAACCGTTCCAAATACTACTTTTGCGGTTTTGAATCCAACAATTTTTGAGGTTTTGCCTTTTTTCATTCGTAATCATATTTTTGATTTTATTTATTTTAAAAAAAATACGTATATTTATAGTCATAGTCAAAAAAAATTTATGATAATAGTTAAATTAGAAAAAGGTATTAATTTAGAAAAAGCTTTGAAGATTTATAAAAGTAAAGTTATAAAAACAAGGCAACTTTCTCACCTCAATGACAGAAAAGAGTATGAGAAAAATTCGGTAAAAAAAAGAAAAAAACTTTTGAAGGCTATATATCGTGAAAAATTGAATTCGTCAAAAGATTAAAGATTTTCTTTAAGGTCCTTCAACTTAACAAAAGTTAATACATTACATTCCTCGGACGAAACTTTTTCAATTGTTTCATTGATTTTGTTTTTAATTTCATCGTCGACTGATTCTTTTAATGAATTAAGTTTACTCAGAACTTCGTTTTTTATAAAATCAAAGTTGGACTTCAGTTCAGTTTCAGGGGTTGTAAGTAAATTTTTTAATTCATTCTTCTGAGATTCATCTAATTTTTCTACAAATGAAGATATTGTTTTATTAGCGACATTAATCATTGTTGAAAGAGGTAACTTGACAATTTCTTTATTATTTACAACAGGTTTCTTTTTCAAAGATTCTTTGATAACGGTTCTGCTTGAAATTTTTCTTTCCAAGATTGTTATGTCATTACTAAACATATTATCTATTTTTTCGTAATGATTGTTTGTTCTTATGTCTTTTGTCCAATGTTCCAACAATGCAATTTCTTTTTTTGTAACCTTGTTGATACAATTTTCGTATATTTTAGTACACTCGTTGATGAAATCATTCGCCATTGATTCGTCCATCCCTTTATTTTTATCTAATTCGTTGTATATCTGAAATAGTTTACTGAATTTTTTATTTTCTAATACAAGAAGTTTAAAAATTTTAATTTCATTCTTAAAGTTATTTTTCTTGTAGGATTCTGTTAACAACTTTTCAATTTTTGTTTTAATTAAACCAAATTTCATATTTTCTTTTTTTTTATAAATATTAATCTCCCAATAGTTTATTCAATTCTTTTTCTATTTCACCTAAAGAATTTCTTGCTTTTGATAAATCTATAAAATCGTTGGCGGATAATATATCCTCATTTTCCAACAATATTTTTAAATTATCTTTATTTTCTGATTCAGGAAGTGTTGGTGGGACTCCTCCTTCTTCTCCGCCAGGTGGAGGTGGTGGTGGAGGCGGTGCTCCTCCTCCGATTTCACCCATTCCTCCTCCCTCTTCTCCTCCAGGAGGTGGCGGTGGAGTGGATGTTGCGTTTTGTGTTGTACCTGTTTTAGTTGCATACAACTTATCAATGTTATCAAACAGTCCTGTATGAGTAATAATTGTTGCGGTATTTTGAAGTTCTGCACCAACCGCCATTTCAATCCTTTGTTGCTGAAGGTCGAGTCTAATGTCTTCATCAGAGAAATCAAGGATGTGTTTTTTAGCCCAAGAAAACGATGTCGGTGCCATGTTAGGTCCTTGTATCGGTGTTACCATATCTTTGAAAAGTAATACTTTTTCTTTCCAAACATCAATTTTCAACAAATCAGCTTGAGTTGATGGATTCGTAAGTCCTAAAGTAAAGTTGTTTAACTCATCCTCAAATCCCAATAAAAATAAATGAACGATTGCTATTTTGTTAAGTTCGGCAATCATACTTTTTTGAATTCTATTAATTGTTCGAGCAAATCTAATATCTTGTAAGGATAAGTTTTTACCATCCCCTACAACCTCCTCGAATCCTAAGTAGGCTTTTGGTACACGAAGAGCGGTACAAAGTTTCTTTTGGATATATTCAATATCAGCAATTTCGGACAAATTTTGAGCACCTGCTAAAGTTTCAATCGGCATTGTTTGTGCTGGGTCTCGAACAGGTATAAAATAATCTTGGTCAACCGCCATTTGATTAAATCTCATATCAACATTTCCTGTTTTATCATCAACAACTTGACTCCTTTTGAATTTATTTGCAACACGTTGTACATATGGCTCAACGTCCTTATCATCCATATTCCCAACAAAAATTTTAAACACCCTTCTTTCAGGAGCTCTAGAAGTTCTATAAATTAACATAGCGTCTTCGGATAATAATAATTGTTTCCAAATACGCCTCGCTTTTTCTAACATGGAAGTACCATAAGGTAATTTTCTATCGTCCCCTAATAATCTAAAATGAGCAATTTCCCATGAGTTAAATTCCATGTCTTTGGATTTCCATTTAAATCTCAAACCTTTGTTCTCAGGCAACTCTTCAACGCTATGTGATTTTGCCGGCATCCCTCTTTCTAATCTTTCAATTTCAATATTAGGTAATTGCATACACCCAACAATTCCTTTGTCAGGGTCTAATTTAAGATAAACAAAATTATCACCGTATTTACATGTGTTTCTTGTCCACATTGGTAGATTAGTATTAATGTCCAAAGCGTTATTGAACAAATCTGCTAAAATTCCTTTAATTCTTTTTGATTCAGAGTAAATCTGTAACATATAACCATTTTGATTACTCGTTGTAGATTCTTCTGCATATATGTCAAGTGCGGTTGAAATCTCTGGCGTGTATTCCATAGATTCGTAATCATAAAAAGATGCTAATCTTGTTGGTTCATAATAAACCGCTTGTGTATATAGATTACTTTCAATCTTTGTCCATTGATTTGCTAAATAAAATGTTTGTTGAGCTTGAAGTAATTCTCTATCGTACTCTTGTTTTGAAGTTGTTTTTAACAACTCCTTTTTATCGTATTTGTATGTTGGATAATCTTGATTAAGTAAGGCGTTAGGTCCGAATGCTCTCGATAACCTTTGCCAAACCGTCAATTGACCATCATTTTTTTGTTGTTCCATATATACAATTTTAAGTTCTTTTCTTTATAATTAAATATTTCTTAAGTTATTCCCCATCTATTTTTTAAGAATAAAACAACATTATCGTGTGTTGTAATATCGTGTATTGTGTTAAACATAATTATTTCAGCTATGTATCCTTTGTAACTCGGCCAACCTTCATAAACTCCTCCGCCAAAATTCAATCCGACCCCACCAATACAAAATAAGTCACTTGGATTTGTATCAGTCGATAAACTTGTTTGGGTAACCGCAGTTGTTTGAATTCCGTTTACATAAGCAAATGCCGCGTTTGTTATCAAATCTCCAGGGTCTTGTGCTCTTATTGAAAATACTCTTAGATTTTTAGAATCTAATTCATTAATATCTGCGTTGTTTTCAACAGTTAAGTTTACTATATTTGTAGAGCCAAATCCTGAACCTTGTCTTGTTAAAAATTCTACATCACCAGAAAGAGTTACTCTCATTGCAACTTGTCTTAATGAACCAAATTGAGTACCTTGTCTTCTAAAAACAAAAGATGTTGTTCCTACCTGACCTATTGGTTTTGCAACTAAATATATTGTATATTGATATCCTGAAAACCTCATAAAATCAATATCAACCAAATTTATGTAAGTTGAACCAGTATTAACTCCATCAACAGACACTCCATCGAAATATAACATGTTGTTTCCACTCAATCCTGTATAAACTGCAGGTAATGATATTGTAGGAGCTCCTGAATTATTAGTATAACCTGTGATTTCGTCGGCACTATCATTATACCTATACATGAAATCAATTGGGTCTCCAATATTTGGTGAAGGGGGAAATAAAAAATTAGTATCGTAAGTTTGATAATACACCAATGGGGATAGTGACACTGGGTCAATACCGGAATTTGTTTGTGTAGGTGTAGGAGTAGGGGTTTGAGTTTCAGTTGTTGTGGGGGTAGGAGTTGGTGTTTGAGTCTCAGTTGTTGTTGGAGTTACCGTTGGTGTAGGTGTTGGAGTTTCAGTCGTTGTTGGAGTTTGTGTCAGAGTTGTTGTTGGTGTAATCGTTGGCGTCGGAGTAATCGTGGATGTCATTGAAGGTGTTGGAGTCGGCTCAAGTTTTGGTGTTGGAGTCGGGGTAAGTCTACGTAATGGATTAGGATTAATAGGTCCGACTAAAATTTTATCAGGGTCAGTCCTTTTGATACTAAAAATACCTTGACCCGGAACATTCAATAGTGAACCCCCAATTATATTTCCTGATGTTTTTCTTCTGATTAACCCCATGGGTTTTTAATCTATAAATACTATCTAGCTCCAAATAACCAACCATATTTGGCATAATCTTCTCTACTTATTCTTTCTCTTCCGTATTCATCTCTTTTCTGAGATACATTAGGCATTACGGGGTTGAAAGAAATTTGTTGAGAAACCTCTTCATTATTATTAACAGACCAAGAATTTAACATTGCCTTGGTTTGTTCTGTAACTTTAGTTAAACTTGAAAATGAAGTTTCCGCAACATAAGTTGCCATTGAAATTGCCATTATTAAATCGTCATGATGACCTTTTTGATGGTCGGGTCTTCCGTTAATGTAAATGAAAGTGTTCATTTCATTGAACAACCTTGTACTATGTATTTTAAATTTATGTCTGATAGCCTCTTCAAATGAAGCAATAATTTGAACTCTTTTATTATTGAAATTAATTCCTGGTATCTTTTCGTGTGCTTTGGGGTCCCATTTCCATTTATTTGATACGTCGACACCATCAATATATAAATTTTTGTATCCTATTTCTTGAAGTTTTCTTGATGTAGAAACTCCCATACCTCCTGTTATATCTATAACAATTAAACAATTGTACATATTTGCCCATTTATAACAAATTTCAGCCATTGTGTCAGGAGGTAGTTTACCAACAAATTCTGCAACTTGTTCTCTTTCATCAAAATCAATTATTTGAAAAGAACTAAAATCTTCACTGTCACCACGACTAACATCAACACCCATAACATATTTGTGACCCATCACAGGTTCTTTCCAAATCCAAAGCGCATTCCCCATCATTTTATTTTGAGGTTCACAAATTGAGTTTTCTTTGATTGTTTGAAGTAGTTT